TTCAGATAGTCGACCAGTGCATCCAGACTGACCAGCAGCTGGTAGTCCGCTTCTGGAATGTTCACTCCCAGGCGCTGATGCAAGGCGGCTAGGTAGCGCAGCCAGTCCATCGAGTCGAGATCGACTTCGTCGCGCAATGGGCGATCGTGCCGCAAGTCGTCTACCTGGACTTCCGGTGCGATGCGTTGCAGTGCGTCGAGGGTTACGCGGCGGATTTCCGCTTCGTCCATGTCGTCTCCTTAGAGTTGCTCGGGGTTTTGCAGCAGGCGGCGAACTTCCGCGAGAAAACGTGCGCCGTAATGGCCGTCGCTGGCGCGGTGATCGGCGGCCAGGCTTAGCACCACGCTCGGCATCACGCAGAGCGCACCGGCCTCGACCCAGGGCCGCTCGACGATGCGCCCGACTCCTACCAACGCCACCTGCGGCGGATAGATC